ACGACCAGCTGGGTGCTCGAGGAGAAGTTGCTGCCGGCCAGGGTGGCGCTGGCGGAGGCGGGGGCGGGGGGGATGTAGGGCCAGCCGCCGGCGCCGCTGTCGGGCACCAGGTAGCTGTACACGCTCTGGCCGGGGTCGCCGTCCAGCAGGGCGGTCCGTTTGGCGCAGTCGACGTCCACGTAATGGCCGGCCGAGATGACATACGAGCTTTGGAAGGTGACGAACGACGTGCCGGGGGTGGCGCCGCCCGTGCGGGCGATGGTGGCCTGGGCGCCGGTGATGGGCCCGTAGAACCGCAGCAGCGGCCAGGCCGGGAAGTCGCCGTTGTTGGTCAACGTCACATACGTTTGCCCGCCGGCCGGGTACACGCGGTTGAACACCAGGTTGTAAGCCCGTCCCGGGCCGGACCCGGAGGCGGTGACGTAGACGATCACGGCGGTGGCGGTGGCGTTGTAGGCCAACGGGTCGGCCGCTTTGAACCCCAGGGACACGGCGGACACGTTGGCGTGGGTGAACGGGCCGACCAGCTGCGCGGCCCGCAGGGTCATGGTGCGGGGGGTCACGTCGCCGTCGACCTGGTAGGTCAACGTGGTGCGGGCCGCCGGGTCGAGGAACGGGGCCAGGGCGTGGAACGCTTTCTGACGCGACCCGGCCAGGCTGGGAACCAGGCTGCCGGCGATGGTCACGGCCCGTTCGCCGAACAGGCGGGTCTGATCATCGGCGCCGTTGCGGGCCGGCCACACGCTCGAGTCCTCCCGCACCTGCGGGTACCCCAGGTCGAGTTCCGACACCCGGAACCCTTGGGCGGCGTCCATCAGATCCAGGGTCGGCCCCCCGGGGATGGCCAGGGTGAGCACCGCCGGCGACGGGCAGTAGGCGGCCACTAGAGCCGCCCGGCCAGGGTGGCGAACCGGATCTTGGTCAACATCAGGTCCAGGTCGGCGCCGTCTGAGATGTTCACGTTGTCGATGTGCACGGCCGGGCCCAAACCCCTCGGGGCGGGGGTGATGGCCTCGCCGGCGTGGGCGTAGACCAGGCCGTCGGCGGTGATCAACCCGCCCTGGGCCAGGTGGGGGATCTGGGGCACGCCGATGGTTTCCCCGCCGATGTGGACGCCCAGCACATCCACCTTGGGGAGCGTGAAGTGGAGTTGGTTCCAGGTGTCGATCACCGCGTTGATGATCCATTTGAACGGGGCGAGGATGCCGTCCCACATGTGCTGGAACACGCCGGCCAACCCGCTGATGGCGTGTTGGAAGAAGCTGACCAGGTCGTTCCAGCCGCCCTTGATGAAGTTCCACACGTCGGCCGCCCCGTTCTTGATGGCCTGCCAGTGGGTGATGATCAGGCCGGCGGCGATAGCGACCGGGCCCAGGATGACCTCGAGCAGCAGCGGCCAATGGGAACGGATCCAGTCCCACACGAAGGCGACCATGTCGACCATCGCCCCCCACACCTCCGACCAGTGTTTGACCAGCTCGTAGATGGCCACGCCGATCAGGGCGATCCCGGCGATGATCAACGCGTAGGGGAGCATCGACGCCCATTCCACCCCGGTGAGGGCGGTCCACGCCGCCTGCACGGCGCCCAGGATGGCGGGGGCGGCCTCGAAGTGCCGCCCACCCCGGCCATGGCCGAACCGACGGCGGTGATGGCCGGCCCGTACTTGGCGCCCATGCTGGCGGCCATGTCCTCGAGCTTGGTTTTCATGGCGTCCAAATGGCCGTTGAAGGTGTCGGCCGACGCGGAGGCCTGGCCCGACAGCTTCTGGCCCAACGTGTCCAACGCGGCGGTATGGTCGCCGGCCGCGCCGGCCGCTTTGCCGTGGGCGGCGACGGCGGTGTCGCCGAACTCTTTCAGCAGGCGGGTCGATCCGTTGTAGGTTTTGCCCAGCTGGGTAGCCGCCTCGTCCAACGACTCGTGTTTGGCCGCGGCCAGGTCCGACGCCTCCCCCAGGTACTGCAGGGCTTTGGCCGGGTCGCCCATGGCCTGGGTCAGGATCCGCAGGGCGTCCTGGGTTTGCCCGGCGCTGTGCCCGTACTTCTCCTGGCTAGTGATGGCCTTCTCGACCTGGGAGGCGTAATCCTCGTAGTCCTTGCCGGTGGCCTCCACGCTGGCTTGGAGCTGCTGGTGGGCGGCCTTGTCCTTCGACCCGAGGGCGGACAGGCCGACACCCACGCCGGCCAGGGCGCCGCCCACGCCGATCATGGCCGTGCCCACCCCTTTGCCGTGCTCGGCCACCGCCTCCAACGCCTGGTCGATGCCGTCCAACGCTTGGCCGAACGGGCCCAACACGTCGGTTTTGTTCAGGGCGCCCAACACGCCGCTGAACGCCGAATGCAGGCGGCTGGCGGCGCCCTCGCCCTGGGTGCCGGCGTCGCCCAACGACTTGGCGAAGCCGGTGACGTCGCCGAGGACCCGGACCAGCACCGACGGGCCGGCCACTACCGTCTCCGGTTCATGCGGCTGATCTGATCGGCTTCACGTTGCATGAGTCGGACCATGGCGGCCTGGTCCTCGTCGCTCACGGTGTCGGGGTCGACACCCCAGTAGTGGCGAAAGGCGGCCCGGGAGTCGGCGAGGTGCCGTTGGTAGGGTCCACCTCGGCGATGGCCACCTCGACGTCGTAGGCGTGCAACCACAGGCTGGTGGTGTCCCGGGTCGGGTAATCCCGGATCAACGCCCGAAAGGCGGTGAGGCGGGTCGGTTGCAGCTGGACGAGCTCGCCGAACGGGATGCCCTCGGCGGCCACGACCACGTCGCAGACCCGTTGGGTGGGCAACCGCCGGGCGAAGTCCTGGGTGACGGTCACCACCGTCGGCAACGCCTCGAGCTCGTCAGTCATGGACGCTCCCGGGGTCGGCGTGGCTGTTGGTCCAGTCGAACCCGTTGAGCGCGGCGGTCACCGCGGCCGAGTAGTCGGCGGCGGCCACCGCCGCCAGCTGGCGGGCGGCGGGGAACAGGTACCGGCCCAACGGCTGATAGTCCCGTTGGGACTCCCACGGGACCATGCGGTGACCGCCGAACTCGACCCACCCGGCGTAGCGGATCGAGGCGCGACCCATCCGCACCGCCGCCCCCGACCGGGATGCGGTGACCCGCACATCCCCGGCCAACCGGCCCGACACCTGCGGCAGCGTGGAGCGGGCGAACACGGCGATGGGTTCCACCGCCCGCCGGCCGGCGTCGGCCATGGCCTTGTTCAACGGGCCGGTGTCGGCCGCCAACCGTTTCAGGTCGCGGTTCAAGGCGGTGAGGCCGACGACGCCCACCTCGGCGGTGGCGGCCATCTACGGGTGCTTCCCGGCCACCCAGGCGGCGCCGTTCCAGTTGTTGGCCAGCAGGTCGGCGGTGATCACGTACTGCCCGGCCGCCCACGTGGCCGCCGGGCTGGCGGTGATCCCGGTCAAAGCGGCCAGGTTGGCCGGCGTCGACGCGCCCGAGGGGGTGAAGTAGCCGGGGGCGCCGGCCGTGGCCCCGGTGGCGGCGACCGCCCCGTTGTCCACGGTGGGGGGGGCGGTCAGGTTCCAGTCGATCTGCAGTTCGCTGGCGGCGCCGGCGTCGCCGATGAGCTGGGGGAACGGTTGGGGGATGACCATGCCGCTGATGATGGGGTTGGTGGCCGACGCCACCGCACTCGAGTGGGGGCGGGCTTTGAAGTTGACCGGCGTCTGCGACGCGTTGTACGCGGACAGGGCGGCGGCTAACGTTGCGTACACAGAGCCGGCACTGAAGTCCTGGTAGAACGTCACCCGTAAATGCCATTTGGTGACACCCGGGTAATCAACCTCTCCGCAGAAAGTCGTTACTGTGACAGCCTTGTTCTCCGGGAACGCGGCCTCCAGGTGCTTCACCAAACAACGGAGGTTGACGCCGCCGATCTCGAAGTAGCAGTCGTTCAGGATCAGCGGGCTGGTGGCCGGCGGGGTCGGATCCCCCGCCGCGGTCAAAGAAACTTCGGGCGGGTCGATCACAGCGTTCGCCATACAGGACGCTCCCTTACATGAGGATGGTGAAAGTCACTTCGACCAGGAGGAGTTGGATGCCGCCGGCGCCGGTCACGTTCCGCCAGTTCCGTTCCTCGGTGCAGGTGATCGACAACACCGTCCCGCCCAGCGTGGGGTCGGCGTCGACCGCTTTGCGGCACTGGCCTTTGATGATGTCGATGGCGTCCTCGGTCTCGACGCCGCCGATGACCGCCACCGGCAGGCTGGCCTGGTCGACGCCCAGGGCGCCCACGTTGTAGGTGACCGGCTGGGGTCGCAGCACGACCACGGCCATCGGGTTCAACGTTTCGGGGGGGTGGTCGAACACCCGGGCCGCGCCGCCGGTGGCGGCGGTGAACACCTCGACCAGGGCGGCGGCCACGGTGGCCCGGTCCCAGCTCACCCGACCACCACCGTCAGGTAAGGGGCGATCAGCGTGTCGATCTCCGGATCCTTCGGGCCGACCCGGACCACGCCCATGTCCCCCCAGCCGATGGTGCCGTCCACCGAATCCCGACGCCGGTACAGGCGGCCGGATTCCATGACCACCACCGTGAACAGCGGGTCGGGGATCTGGGTGTAGTCGGCGTTGGTCGGATCCCACCACTTGGGGTTGGTGCGGTCCTCCGTCCAGGCGGTGGCCGCGGCCAGCATGCCCGCCAACACCGCGTCGTCGGTGGTGTCGGTGCCGATGCGAAGGTAGGCCTTCACGTCGGCCAGGACAGGCCAGGCCGCGGCCACCGGTCGCCTACTTGCCCTTCGCCGCCGGCGGGGCGGCTTCGGGTTCGGCTGCGACCTCGGCCGGGCTGGGGATGGTGGAGCCGGCGTCGATCTTGGCCAGGGCGGTCGGATAGCGGCTCAGCACCGGCGCCGCGTACCCCCACACCCCCAGCCGGATCGCCGACGGTCCCAGGACCTCTTCGTAGCGGAAATTGAACGTGCTGCTCTCCAGGAGGAGCAGGTCGTCGGCTTTGGCCACGTAGATGTGGTTGTCGTTGGCCGCCCAGCTGGGGATGCAGTTCAACCCCACCACCTCCCCGGCGATATGTCCGTACTGGGTGGCTTCGCCCAGGCCGTAGGCGTTCACCGGACCGTGGTAGCCGGTGGTGACCAACGGCCGGCCGGCGGTGTCCTTCTGCTTGGTCAAAAACGCCCAGGCGCCGATGCCCAGGAACACCACCCGCGGCGGCGCCTTGCGGTGCTTGATCACCGACGCGGCGGCGTCGATGAAGGCGTCGGGCAGGTTGGTGTAGGCCGGGGCGGTGCCCGGGTAGGTGATGGTGGCCGACAAACCGGTGGCGGCCTCGAAGGCGGCCACCACCGCACTCTCGATGAGCTCGTTGTAGGCGCCCATGGTGTCGGCGTAGATGATCCCGTCGACCGCCGGGTTGGACCC